TGCACATCCTGATATTTTAAGCTGTACATTAGCAATTGACTCGTAATAAATGAGATTAACCTCTCACGATTTACGTGAATTACAAATCCTTAAGTACTACAGGCTCGTTAGAAAATGGGCCTGTAAGACTTACGGGTTGAAAGACGCAGATTTAGAGTTACTAATTTATTTAGACTGTAAGAAGCGTTTTACAAGAAATGAATTTATAGACGGAACTTATACATACTCTTGGGATAAAGAGAGATGGGAGCGTCTAAGAAGAAAAGGCTGGATAGAAGTTTGGAGACATAGAAATCGCACGACGATAAAATATAGCATATATAAAACTTCATTTAAGTGCAGCCAACTAATAAGTAGGATATATAGAATATTGTTAGCAGAAGAAGATTTACCAATATCAGACAGAAGTATATTCTACAACAACAAATCATATACTGATAAAGTTTACAATAAAGCTATAGATGATATGATAAAAGATAAAGATAGGTAATATGGCATTTAAACTAGGTAAAGCAAAAGGATTACAAGCTCAAGGTGGAAATATTAAATCTAAATTTAAATTTAAATCTGGAGATGAAATTATACCTGGAACACCTGTTTATAGAAAAAAGCTAGGAGAAAATATACTAGCTGAAGCTAATATGGATGGTTCAATATTTGTAAGTAAAGATTATGATATTAACGATCCTATAATGAGATATACTATAGCTCACGAAATGCAACATATAACTAAAATGAAAACTGGTGAAGAAACTTACGATGATAACGCTGTTTATTATAAAGGTGAAGTTTGGCCAAGAGGTAACGGTTATATAACAAATCCTCATACTGGTAGAAAATATAAAGAAGGAAGTAGAGAGCTTCCTTGGGAAAACAACAAAATATAAGATATGGTGTTTAAAATGAAAGGCTTTTCTGGCTTTAAACAAAAAGAAGATAAAAAAGGACCTGGTCAAGGAACTAAAGTTGGTCAATTTACTGGTGCTGGTATACCTGAAACTTTATATGATGCTGATGGAAACACAGTTATTACTAACAATATTGATGAAGGTAATTTAAGTAAAATTAAAGTAGAATCTGGTACTAACAGGAAATATGTAGAATATGTTGAAGGATCTAAAGCTGGTGGTAGACTTTATTTAAAAAAATAATATGTGGAGTTTATTTAAAGATAAAAACGAAATTAATGAAAAGAACGTAGTAGGATTTGCTTCGTTTGTAGTAATGTGTTTGTTTGCTGTAGCTGATCTATTAACTAGTGTGTTAGCAGATAAAGATTTAATTATAAATGAAGTTGTTTATAATTCATTTGTTTGGGTAACGTTGGGTTGTTTTGGTATTAGTTCGTTTGAAAAAGTAAAAACAAAATAATATGTTGAGTAAATTATTTTCTGGTGGAGCTGCAGATTTAGTAAAAGGTGTAGGTGGTGTAATAGATAATCTACATACATCAGCAGAAGAAAAACTAGAAGCTGAAAGAAAAATAAAAGAATTAATTGCTAACTACGAAATTGAAGTAGAAAAGAATATTACAGCTCGTTGGGAAGCAGATCAAAAATCAGACTCATGGTTAAGTAAAAACGTTAGACCTATGGTTTTGATATTTTTAATAGTATGCACCATGCTATTAATATTTATAGATGCAGGTGCAATAAAATTTAATGTAAAAGATTCATATGTAGATCTTTTGCAACTAGTATTAATAACAGTAATCGGGGCCTACTTCGGAGGACGTAGCCTTGAAAAAGTAAAAAAATAAAATTATGGGAAAATTTTTCACAAAAACTATAAAACCTCAATTTACTGCTACAACTATAATTCAAAGTAATAAAACTCACTTACCTTTTTCAGCAGGTGATGTTATGGTTGATTGGACAGCTATTAACATGCCTAAAGGTGCTAGTAAATTAATAGATGTTACTGCAGTTATTAAAGGTCAAGATGGTGTTGCTCAAACAGCTAGAGATTTAGTATTGTATTTTGCTAAAGCTACTGAGTCAGGTGCTGCTCCAGGGTCTTTAGGTACAGTTAACGCAACAGCTAACGGTTTTGGTTATTTTAATCAATTAATTGGAACTGCTATTGTAGATTCTTCAGATTTTAAAATAGGTTTAGATTATTTATCTATGGCTTCAAATGGTCATGGTGCTGCTTCAAACCAAATTCCTGGAATAGTTTTACAAGGTCACGAAAATCATAACGCAACTAATAATAAAATATATTTAGGTGTTATAGCTGGTGGTTCTGCAGATTTTAGTTTTGAAACAGGTGTTCAAACAACTGAAGCAGTATCAGCATCTACATCTGCTGTAACTTTAACAGTAGACGGTACAGATGCTAGAAAATGTTTTGATGTAGGTGATGTTGTAGGAGCTATGGATGACGCGGCGATAGGTACGGTGACAAATATAGCTAGTGGAACTGAATTTACAGTTGACGCTGTTGGTGGAGCTTTAGCAGATGATGATGAAATTGTAAATCTTACACCTCTTACTATTATACTTTCTTTTGAAAGATAAAATATATTAACTAATTAAATTAAATAAAATGGCAAAAAGAAAAACACCAAAGGTGGATTTAAAACCACGCGCAGAAAAAATTACAGATCAACAGTTAGAAAGATTACAAAAAGCTGTTGCAGGAGTTAATAAAGCTAAAAACGATATAGGAGGTTTAGAAATACAAAAACACTCTATAGTTGGTATTGTTAATGAACTAAGCAATATAATAACAGAGCTTAGAACTGAGTTTAAAAACGATTATGGAACAGATGATGTTAATATTCAAGATGGTTCTATAAATTATACTGAAAACAATGTCAAAGTTAATTCGTAAAATAACAATAGGTAAAGATTATAAAATTGACTCTATGCATTACTCTGTTGGTCAAGAAGTTTATGGTGGACATACTATAAGCAATATAATAGAAGAAAAAGACAAGTATTGCATATATATAAAAAAAGAAAAAGATGTTTTACCTTGGAAAGACTTTAATAAAAACATGGCTGTATCAGTTGAATATAATCTAGAATATTAATGAAAAGTATTTATAATTATGTTATATCTCCAGTTGGAGAAAGATATAATAATAAAAAACAAATAGACGATAAAAGTTTAATATTAAATACTGAAATTTTTAATCATGAATACGTTAACCGTAAAGGCATTGTTATTGATGTTCCTGCTGTTGGTAATCCACAAATTAAAAAAGGAGAAGAAGTAATAGTACATCACAATGTTTTTAGAAGATGGCATGATGTTAAAGGTGTAGAAAGAAATAGTAAAGCTTGGTTTAAAGAAAATATATATCTTGTAAATGAAGAGCAAATATTTTTAAGAAAAATAAAAACACCTTGGACTAGATTTAAAGAACCAATATGGAAACCTTTAAACGGTTTTTGTTTTATTAAACCTTTAGTTAGTATTGATGAGTGGGATAACGAGCAAGAACATGCTACAAAAGGTGTGATAAAATATACTGATGGTAGTTTTGAAGAAGGTGATGTTGTAGGTTTTACACCGTTCTCTAAATATGAGTTTATTATAGATGGAGAAAAGTTATATAGAGTTTACTCTAAATTTATTACAATTAAATATGAATATAAAGGAAACGAAGAAACTTATAATCCAAGCTGGGCACAGAGCGGTTGAAGAGTTGATTAATGTAGCTAAAGAAAAAATCATTACTAATACTGATGATGATGTTTCTGCTGATAGATTAAAAAATGCTGCAGCTACTAAAAAGTTAGCTATATTTGATGCGTTTGAAATACTTAACCGTATACAAGAAGAAGAAAATATTCTGGAAGGAAAGACACAAGAAGAAAAAAAAGAACGAGTATTTAAAGGCTTCGCGGAAGGCAGATCGAAATGAGTTACGAGCAAAGTTTATATAAAATAGTTGAACCAGTTAAGAAGACAACAATTAATCGACTTAACAAAAAACGTAAATGGAAATATGGATACAATAAAGAACATGATATCGTCGTTATATCAAAAACTGGTAAAATTGGAGAGATTATTCAGATCCAAGGTTTGTCAATTGGCTTGCCGTTGGAACCAGTGCGAGTGCAATTGTCAAATGCCAATAAATGGCAAAAAATAAAATATCCAAAAGAATTAAGTAAGCTTAAAAATATATTTGATTGGAGAGCATACCCAGAAGAAAGTAAAGATAAGTGGTATGATTTTATAGATGAAGAGTTTAAGCGTAGAGAAGAAGGATTTTGGTTTATGAATAATGGTAAGCCTACGTATATAACAGGTAGCCATTATATGTATTTACAATGGAGTAAAATAGATGTTGGTGCTCCAGATTTTAGAGAAGCCAACAGACTGTTCTTTATATTTTGGGAAGCGTGTAAAGCTGATAAACGTTGTTATGGTATGTGTTACTTAAAAAACAGACGTAGTGGTTTCTCATTTATGTCATCAGCTGAAACAGTTAACTTGGCTACTATTTCGAGTGACTCTAGATATGGAATACTATCAAAAAGTGGTGGAGATGCTAAAAAAATGTTTACAGATAAAGTCGTACCTATATCGATTAACTATCCGTTTTTCTTTAAACCGATACAAGACGGTATGGACAGACCTAAGTCTGAACTTGCTTATCGCGTACCTGCAAGTAAGTTTACGCGTAAAAAAATTACTGCCAACGAAAAGCAAGAAGAGTTGGTTGGACTTGACACTATTATTGATTGGAAAAATACAGGTGACAACAGTTATGATGGAGAAAAACTTAATTTACTAGTACACGATGAAAGTGGTAAGTGGGAGAGACCTGATAATATTTTAAACAACTGGCGTGTAACAAAAACTTGTTTACGTCTTGGTAGTAGAATTATAGGTAAATGTATGATGGGTTCAACTAGCAACTCATTAGATAAAGGTGGTGATAACTTTAAAAAATTGTATAACGACAGTGATGTCACAAAAAGAAATAGAAATGGTCAAACACGTTCTGGTTTATATTCTCTGTTTATCCCAATGGAATGGAACTATGAAGGATTTATTGATGAGTTTGGACAACCCGTATTCAATACCCCAGAGCAACAAGCTTTTGGACCTGACGGAGAATTAATAGATGTAGGTGTTATTGATCATTGGAATAATGAAGCTGATGGATTAAAAGGTGATCAAGATGCGTTAAACGAGTTTTACAGACAGTTTCCAACT